TGAGAACATGACCGATTCTATAACAGAAAGTTATAATGAAATACAACCATACAAAGATCAAAAATTACATTAACCAAGGAGAAACATGAGCAACCCATACGATACACAAGTCGGCGGTAGTCACTACAAAGACATGAAGATACAACCGTCTGAATTTATAAACAAGAACGAACTACAATTTGCAGAAGGCAATGCTATTAAGTATATTTGTAGGCACGGCAGTAAAGGCAGATTACAAGACCTAGAGAAAGCTAAACATTACATTGATATGATAATTGAAAGAGATTATGCAGATGAGGCTAAGAATAGTTCTGTTGATTCAGGAGTAGATATTTCTTATGAAGGATTATCAGTATCATTTGATGATACACCTACTGGACATGGCACTTTGTCAGATGATGTAAAGATTAGTTATGCAGATGACGAATTGAATGGTGAGATATTTTATCCATCAGGTGCAAGTGTAGGCAAAGAAGGTTTTGATGAATAAGAAAACATTAGATATATTATTTTATCTTTCAATCATTGTCTTATGTATATCTCTTACGAGTTGTACAAGTGCTAATAAGAAACTTGAAACACATCCTACAAATAATGAAAATGCACTAGAAGCATTAGACAAATTTTGGGAGTTACTTCGGCCAGTGAGAATATTTAATGGTATGAGTACGATTAATTAATGACAGAAGAAGATAAAGAATCACAAGAGTTTGTAGATATGTTTCCGTACATACCAAGTCCAGAACAATACCCTAAGTGTTTCGCATTGTATGTTAAACTATACAAATACTATAAGTCAAGAAAAAAATAATGGATAAGTATCTTAAATGGATTGCAACTGGTTTCTTAATGATAGGAGCTGCTTGTAATTCTTTAAACATATATCCAATAGGACCGATTGCCACTTTAGTTGGTGGTATATGTTGGTTGATAGTTTCTATAATGTGGCGTGAAGCTGCACTTATTACAACTAATCTTGTTTTATCTACAATAACATTAGTCGGATTAGTTTATACATATATTCAATAATGAATTAAAATTCTTTAGATATAGCAAATTGAGGATGTTCTTTACAATCAGTAATAACATTATTAATATCATTTACGTCACAAGATACTTTCATTCTTATACCACAACTACATATAGTCATTATTGTTATTACTAATACTATGATTGTTTTCGCTTTAGAGGTACTTGGAGCGGTTTCTGAAGGACGCACACACATACTTATAAGATTATGATTCTTCACTTAATCACAAGTAGGATCGTATTCCAACTTACTCATTTGTTCAACTCTTGATACAGGATCTGATATATCATAAGACGCCTTAATATCTTCTTCTTTAGCGCCTTGCATATTCGCCGCAAATGTAGGTGATACAATAGATGAGTCTTTACGTTCTACTTCTTCATAGAAGTAATCATCACTATCACCGAACACCCACTTACTATCTTGTTCGCAGAAGAAGTACTTAGTTGATACCTTGAAGTCAGGTCTCTTTAGTTCACTTGGTGTTAATGATTGTTCGTACCATAACATACGATTGTTAGGTTGTGCAAAGAACTGACCATTGTTTAGCTTACCTATGTTGAACTGTTTATGTTCGGCAGGTACCTCTGAGGGTCCTATATTAATCATATTGGGATCACTATGACAACTATCAATTGTAAATAGATATTCGCCTGACATCTTACCTTTACCCTTAATCACTATGTCAACATCACAATTTTTAAGCAATCGTTTTGTCCATACTTGTATGTCGTAAGAAAACGCATCCCACAACTCAATCACATTTAAAGGTAATTGTTCTTCTTCTTTGATATCTTTTTTCCATGTAAATGCAGATAAAGGAAATTTATCATAACAGGCACCGTAGGCAGGTAGATAGGCTTCAAACATTAAGGCACGACCTTGCATAGACTTAACAGAGAGTAATACACACTCCTCAAATTCACCATGACCTTTCTCTAGGTCATAAAGGTATTCTTTCTTTAGATAACATTTAATGTATGGTATGTTCGCTACAAATTGCATAATGTCCTATCTCTTTAATCTTATTGGTTTTAATCCTGTTTCTCTATTTAAATATTTATAATCAATCTTGACAACATCAAAGTCAGCCTTGATTTTCTCTGCTATTCTATAAGGGTCAAACTCAGCACAAGAGTAAACGTCTATTTGCATAAGAGCAGGTACCGGTTCGTCCCATACATGAATTGTAATATGACTTGTTTCAATCACAGCAATACCTGTAATGCCACGATTACCTTCCATCTCACAATACTTTACATACGGTCCCATTAATATCTTCATATCAATCGAAGCGATAAAGTCTTTCATCCATATTGTAAGTTTTTTTTCATCCGTAGGAACACGGTTTGCCTCAGCTCGTATGATAAGGTGCTTATGTATTAGGACTGGATTTTTCATGTATCATAAACTTAACTATTCACTTTAGCGCCAGCACGCCATTGATAACAAGACCAATATCTTGCAGTTGTTTTATCTTTTGCAGTATCACAGTTATGCCTTGCACGAAAAGATTTACGTCTTGCAGGATCATCACGTTTAATTGATAGACCTGTTGTATCACCAAATGATACTTTCTTTACCTTATCACCATCTTTAACATAGACATAGAACTTCTTAGAACCACCACGAATAGGGTCATTCAGTTTAACTTTCTTGCCTTGAAATTCAGATTCGGTAATGGGTAAATCCTTATATACGGATTCACAGATAGCGTCTATCGCCTCTACTTGTTTAAGAGTCTTCATAGTACTATTTATACCTCGCAGGACCACAAAGATTTTTTAAGAATTTTTTTACTCTTTATCCGATTGATCGTGAGGTTCGTTATAGTCCGATTTATCGTTTGCAATCAGAAGACACTCTGCCTGTATGGTAGCGATTGTATTATCAATCTCAACACGAGGTGCCTTGACCTCACCATATTTCATATTTCGCAGATGGTCTGCTGATTTCTTTAACGAATCTATCTTATCGCATAACGCACTTATTTTGTGTAACATACATCTATTATATCACATATGCCGTGAGTAGTCAAGCAGTCATTGAGAGTGCCCTTTTCATATACTCGTTGAGATTGTACTTATTATCCCTGGCACTTGAACGACTATCCGATAGCATCTTATCTTTCATTCTAATCTTCTTTCTCTTTAGACTACTGATAAGTGAACGATTGTATGAATTGTGTTTCTCTAGGGAATTGATCTGTCTATCTAGGTATAGATGTTTTCTTTTATAGGTGTCATTATTACTCATAATTCTCCTTTGTTAGACTACTATAATACTTATACGCCGTATGTTCTTCGTTTGTTCTGCCACCGTATATAAGTGAAAAATCTGTGACACTATTTCACTTGAATAAGGCTTTTATCTATGATAGTATATACACTTAATAATAACAAAAGGAAAAATATGAGTATATTTGATAAAGAAGTTAAACTAGAAGATATCAAAGATTTAGATAAGAGATACGAAGTAATGAGAAAAACTGTTGAGTATGCTATAGATAAATGCGAAAACGAAGTATCAAATCTAATTGAAGAATATAACGAATCACTACCTGAAGATAACGAAGATTATAATGAAGTTGATACTGTTGATTTGAGTAATCTGTTTACTCAATTAAATGAATATGTAGAAGACTATAGCCAGTAAAAAAAATATCCGAAAAAAATTCATATAAAAAAGTCGTGTAAGTATCGATCTATGTACGAACAGATCCCTTAGAGTAGAGGTTTGTAATTAGCGGAGATTTCGATACGTCAGGTCTCAGAGATATATTATAATTACTTACGCTCTTTCTCTTTATAGAAGTAATCATCACTATCACCGAACACCCACTTAGAGTCCTGCTCACAGAAGTAGTACTTAGTTGCCACTTTGAAATCAGGCGTCTTCAGTTCGCTCGGTGTCAACGACTGCTCATACCATAGCATTCTATTGTTAGGTTGGGCGAAGAACTGGCCGTTTACTAACTTACCCATGTTGAACTGTTTGTGTTCGCTCGGTACTTCTGCTACACTTGTGTTTATCATGTTCGGGTCACTATGTACGCTGTCTATCGTGAACAGGTACTCCCCTGAAATTTTGCCCTTGCCTGGAATGTAGACCTCAACGTCACAATTACGAAGCATACGTTTAGT